AAGGTGACCGGCGAGCAGGTTTTTGCATGGCGGGGGAACAGGCTGGACCCGATTCAGTTTGCCGAACTGACGTTCTGGGTGCTGAACTGGTTTCACGGTGCCTACATCGTTCCGGAATGCAACGGACCTCTGGGCCAGCTGTTCATCAACAAACTGTGCCGGGACCTGAAGTACGGTAACGTCTATCGCCGTATCAAGAAGGATGTGGCGTATCGTGAAGCGACTGAGCGGATCGGATATCTGAACTCTGATCGTGGCATCGAACTGCTGAAGAACATGGAATCGCAGATCCGGAAGGGGCGAGTTAAGCCCTACTCTGTGATTGCACTGAACGAATGCGGCCGGTATTTTCTCAAAGGCGGAAAGCTGGTCCACTCAGCTGCGGAGACAACTGAGGACGGGGCCGGGATGGGTCTGGCGCACGGTGACGCGGCTATCGCGCTGGGCTGTGCGGTGTTCGGAGTCGATGAAATTCCTCTGATACAAGATGAAGAAGTGAAGTCGGAAGCCCCATATCAGTCGTTTCTGTGGAGACGACAGCAGTTCGAAAAGCAGCTGCAGCAGAGACACAGCAGGTCTTACTGGGATTCGGAGTAACAGGCCATGGACCAGAGACGTTTCACATCACTGAAGAACGCCATTGATCCGGCCAGAAAACAGCTGGAGCCGTTTCGTCAGGAGTTGGCAGATGCGTTGAAAGCCTACACCGGCCCGCATTACGGGAAGAATTCGACGGAAGACCGTCCGATCAACATGCTGCAACTGTCTGTTGAGTCTCTTTTGCAGCAGTTGTCGTCTCGGGCGCCGCAGGTTCTGTGCAACACCCACAAGCCAGAGTTGAGATCCGCCGCCGTCGAACTGGAACTGGCGATGAATCAGGCTCTGAAGAAAATGAAGTTCGAGCAGGAACACAGGTTGTGGGTTCTTTCGGCCATTTTCCTTGTGGGAATCATGGAAGTTGGCCTGGACGTTGTCGATATGCCGGAAGTCGACGGGGAACAGTTGCCGATCACTGACGTGTTCTGCGAAGCGATCATGTTCGATGACTTCGTTTTCGACACATCGGCAGCAAAGTGGGACCGGCGCCAAGTCGGGTTCTGGGGCCACAAGTACAGGATGTCTCTGGAAGAGGCAAAGAACGACCCCACGTTCGACAAAGAAGCCCGATCAGAACTGAAAAGCATGGAAAGAGGCAACCGGGACGAGACGGCCGTCATTTCGAAGCCAAACGGTAACTCTGGAACGACGGAAGTGTTCAATGAGATGTGCGAAATCTGGCAGATTTTCGTTCCGCAGGAGAATGAACTGGTCACATTCTCAGTGGACGGGGGTGACAAGCCGCTGAAGACTGTGAAATGGCAGGGTCCGAAGCATGGTCCGTATCACCTGATCGGATTCAACCCGGTTTTGAACAACATCATGCCTCTGTCCCCGGTGGCGAACTGGATCGACCTCGACGATCTTGAGAACAAACTGTACACGAAGCTCGGGCGTCAGGCATCCCGGCAGAAAACGATCGGGATCTGCGATCAGGCGGCTGTGAAGGATGGGCAGAACATCATTAAGACTGCTGACGGAGACGTGATTGCAGTTGGAAGTCCGAATGCGTTCAAGGAAGCCAGTTTCGGCGGCGTGAACCAGCAGACGCTGGGGTTTGCTCTCAACGTCCGGTCGATGGCCGATTTCGTCATGGGAAACCTGTCGGCACAGATGGGGCTCGGCGCGTCGGCCGCAACGCTGGGTCAGGAGAAGATGATTCGTCAGGCGGCGAACGTCCGAATCGGTTCGATGCAGGGAGTGTTGCTGACGGCCACACAGGGCGTTCTGCAGGACATCGCGTTCTACCTGCATCATCATCCGACTGTGGAATACGATCTGACAATCGACATCACCGGGATGGACATGCAAGTCCCTGTGAGTTGGCCTTACCGCGACAACGGGTACGGTGAGGAAGTGGACGTCCGAAAGGGCGATTACGAGCAGTACGACGTTTCCATTCAGCCGTACTCGATGACGGAGATCAGTCCGGGAGAGCGGGCCACGCTGCTGCGTCAGATTTGGGCGCAGGACATTCTGCCAGCGATTCAGCTGGGAGTGCAGCCGGACGTCTATGCGTACCTGGACAGACTTGCGCGTCTGTATGACCTCCCAGAACTTCGCGATATCGTCAAGATGGCTCAGGAGTCTCAAGATCCTCAAGAGAGATTGGCAAGTCGTGGCGGATCAGTTCCTCAGGCTGGCAAGCCAAACGGGCAGTACACGCGGGAGAACGTGAGCCACGGTATGTCCGACCGTGGCCTGAACCAGCAGCGCGAACTCATGGCGCTGGCTGGTGGTAGCGGTGAAGGCGAATAGAATGAAACAACCCCGTTGTTGAAGCAACGGGGTCTAACCAAAGTTGTTTCTGGAGAACGAACGATGGCTGATGGCCAATGTAGTAAACGTGGTAACCGATTCAACGATTTGACTGGCCGTAAATTTGAAAAGCTGACCGTAATTTCGTGCTGCCCGTGTCCAACTCGCAGTTCAGGCTACAAGTGGACGTGTATTTGTGATTGCGGCAAACAGTCCGTTGTGCGTGCTGCGGCATTGCTGAACGGATCTACGCGAAGTTGCGGCTGCTTGTGCGTTGGTGCCGCCCCAACTGATTTAACAGGCGTTGTGTTCGGAAAGCTCGTGGCCAAAAAGATTGTGAGCAGAACGAAATGGAGAAACGTGATTTGGCTATGCGAGTGTGAATGTGGACACACAGCGGAAGTGTCGGCAGGCAATTTGCGGAAAGGGAAAACAACAAGCTGCGGCTGTAAGTTGACAACACATGGAATGACACAGACTGCGGAATTTCGAGTCTGGTCTGGGATGAAAGCCAGATGCAATAACCCACGCAACGCCTCTTACAAAGACTACGGTGGGCGAGGAATCAAAGTGTGCGAACGATGGATGAATTCATTCCAGAACTTCATCGACGATATGGGCGCTCGGCCTTCCGGATCACTGACAATTGAGAGAAAAGACAACAGTCTTGGCTACGAGCCAGGTAACTGTGTGTGGGAAACGAAGAGTGTTCAGTCGAGAAACCGCAGAACAACCCGGTTCGCCATGTATGGGGCCGAAGTGAGAAAGTTGTCTGATTTGGCAGATGAACTGAATTTGGAATACGGGCCACTCTACAAGAGGGCCTCCAGAAATAACTGGGTGGTAACTGATGAGATGGTTATGGCCATGCTTTCGGGTGCTGGTGCTGAAGGTCAATGAACCACACCCAGTATTTTCTGCGTCGGAAAAGCCCCTGCGTCTGCTACAGTGGCTTTTGACAAAATAACGTCCAACGGTTGGACAATATAATTTTCTGAAGGAACGTGACCGATGCCGATGTACGAATTCACGAAGGAAAGCGGGGAAGTTGTCCCTTTGATGTTGTCGTTCTCCGAGTTCGACAAGCGAGTGAAGGACGGCAAGATCACGCTGGATGACGGGACAGTCGCGTCATACTCGTGGGATCAGCACAAGCTGATGTCGACGGTGCCTTCCTGCTACCCAATGGTCTGCACGGCCGCAGGTGTTCACCCGGCTCAGATACGCGAACACACAGAGCATCTCAGGAAAATGGGTGCGGGATTCGTCGAACACACTCGCGACGGTGACTTGGTGTTTCAGGACAAAGGGCAGCGGAAACGTGTGCTTGAATGTTTGGGGATGTTCGACAGGAACGCGGGTCATTCTGACCCAACACCAAAGTACCGGACTGCGAACGTGAGAAAGTACCGATAGGTGATTCGGATTGACGCAGAGTTCGTTTTGACGTAGTGTTTTATTTCGCAAGGGGGACGGCGGCGATAGTCGCCAGTCCAAATAAGGCAGAATCGGGAGTAGCTACCCGAGAGAAGCCATCACTTCGCAGTCCTTGATTGGGGGATGTGTGACAACAGTCGCGCGTCCCCTTTTTTCGTTCAAGGATTGCAGGAATGGCTCTTGAAGAAGGCAGTTCGACAGAATCTACATCCGAAGCGACATCGGAAACACCAGTATCAACTGGCTACTCGGTAACAGATCCCGGATACGAATCGGTAGCACCAGTTGACGACGATCTTTCGGCGTTAATCGCAGAGAACACGAAGAAAAAACCATCCGAGACGTCGGATGATGCCAGTGCCACAGAGAGTGACACTGAAGAGTCGGAAGAAACACCGGCTGATAGTACCGCTGATTCTGATTCATTCGACATCAGCGATGAACTGCTCGACAGGGCAGTGGCAGTGGGTTACGAACTCGACGACATTCGAGACTTCAAGGACGCGAAAGCATTCGAAAAGGAACTCGCGCGAGTCGAGAGACTGCAGCAGCGTTTGCAGGGCGTGAAGGGTGAGAAGAACACCCCGGCGACTGAGCCAGAGCCTGAATCAACTGAGCCCGACTGGGACAAGATGATTGAGGACGGCCACGATCCCGATGTTATCGCCTTGCAAAAGAGCAGTTGGCAGCGAGCCACAGCCGCAGAATCCATGGTCAGGCAGTTGCAGCAGGTTGAACTACAGCGGGCGGCATTGGCCGCTTCTGACAGGTTCGACGATACGCTCAATTCGTTGGGCGACGAGTATGCCCCAATTTTGGGTAAGGGGCGTCTGGCGGATTTGAGAACATCATCCCCGGAAGTAGCTGCGAATCGGCAAAAAGTCTACTCCATGATGGAGGTTCTTCGGAACGGATATCAGCAGAGCGGCCAGCCGGTCCCCAAAGAGTCCGAACTTGTTCAACAGGCTGTTCAAGCCTCGTTCGTCAAACAATCTCAAGAAATCGCCCGAAACGCGATCAAACGGCAAATCAAGAATGCGGGTTCTCAGGCATTGTCCCGTCCACGATCAGGCAGTTCGAGAGAGCTTGCCGGTCCAGACAGGGCGTTGCAGAAAGAACGCGAGTTCTGGAAGAACCATGGCTGATTGATTCGGGTTCAGAAATAGGAATGACTTCTCATGGTCGCAACAGTAACACCACAGGACGTGGCGGATCTGGTCGCCAGTATCCTCCCGGACCTCGACCGGATGAACTGGGAGCAGATTGCCCAGAACCTGCAGGATTACGAAATGATGTCGCACTGGCTGAAGGATGACAAAATCATCTTCGGTGACGGCATCGCGATTCGCAAGAACCTGCTGACTCAGCTTTCCGGGGCTGCATCCCACACCGGGATGACCGATACGGATGACGTGGACATTCCGGACCTGATGGACGACATCACGGTTCCGTGGCGTCATGCTCAGTCGAAGTGGGGCTACCACTACCAGACTGACATCCTCATGAACCGTGGCAAGTCCAGCATCAACGACACGGTCAAGCCGCGCCGTCACGCTGCGATGATCGATCTGGCCGAGGAACTGGAACAGAAAGCCTGGCAGGTTCCGAATTCGACCGACAAGCTGAATCCATACGGTCTTCCGTACTGGATCGTGTACAACGCATCGACCGGGTTCAACGGCGGTTATCCGACCGGGCCGGACGCTGTGGCGCACACCAGCATTGGCGGTCTGAGCCTGACCGATTCGCCGAAGTTCAAGAACTACACGGCGAACTATTCGGCCGTCAGCAAGACGGACCTGCTGCCGAAGATGCGTACCGCTCTGCGAAAGACCAACTTCCGCAGTCCGGTGACGAAGGACGACATGTCCACGCCACGCGGGAAGGATCGTCGGTACTACACCGATGAAACGACCTGCAGCGCGTTCGAGACGCTCGGTGAAGCCCAGAACGAGAATCTGGGACGCGACCTGGCGCCGTACACGGCCGGTTCCGGCAACGGCGGAGTTCAGGAAGTGGACGGCACGCTGACGTTCAAAAAGAACCCAATCGTGTATGTCCCTCAGCTGGACGACACCTCGGTCTTCACGGCGGCAACGAATCCGGTCTACCAGATCGACCATGCCGTTTTCTACCCGTATGTTCTCAAGGGGGACTATCTCCGGGAGACTGGCCCGTTTGTCGCCCCGAATCAACATAATATGTGGAGAACCTTCATCGACCTCTCTTACAACTTCTTATGCGTGAACAGGCGTCGATGCGCAGTGTTTGGCAAGTAGTCACCCTACTTGCGTTTTCTGGCTGGAGTGTTGAGAGCTTTTTCAACACTCCAGCCGTGTTTGTCGATTCTTGATGTGATGACTTGTGCTGGAAGTCCAGTGACTGTTGCCCAATCGGTAATTATCAGAGTTTGCCCATTATGGGTGAGCCAGCGGTTGCTGCTGACGTTCCTCATTTGTTCTGCCTGAGTGGCCCAACGACAATGACTAATCCAGCCTTTCTCACGGCATTCATCGCAGTGTCCGCACGAATAGTGGCGTGTGGATTCGTCTTTGTTTGCGCGATCAATGGAAACGTCAACGGACGGCCGCTCACCCATCGAAGCGAGGAAGTTGTTGAAATCGGATTTCCATCCTTGGCAGATACAAACGCCTTTACCTCCGTAGGGCGAGAATTGTGTACCGCATCTTTTTTTGATCGACACCCAGACTTGGTAAGTGATCGACCACTTGCCATCGCTTGGGCAATGCCCAT